CATCAACCATTTTCATCCTTCCGCTGCACATGTGCACTCAGTATAGGTGATACACATGTGCAGCACAACTAACTTCTACTGTATACTTTCTGGCATTGAATTTTCCCACCAGAGGGTGAGTGCATGGACCAAGAGATCGAAACGCAGCAGCCGGAACTTGAGCAGGAGCAGCCCGAGGAAGTCGCGGCGCCCGCGTTATTTGACGACGAAGACCAGGAGTCGGAAGCACCTGAGTCGGCTGGCGAAGCTGCGACAGAAGTCCCTGCCGGAGAAGAGGGGCAGCAGCAGTCCGAAAACAGCGCATTCCGAAAGCTTCGCGGGATCGCGAACGCAGCGCTGAAAGACAAGCGACGCCTTGAGCGCGAGATGGAAGATCTTCGCGCGAAGTTGCCGAAGCCTGAACCGGTCGCCATCACATCCAAGCCGACGCTCGACCAGTACGACTACGACGAGACTCGGTTCTCGGAAGCGTATGACAACTGGATGGAGCAGAAGGCCAAGCTAGACGCGGCCGATCGCGCCAAGCTCGACGCGCAGCGCAAGGAACAGGAAGACGTCGAGAACTTCAAGAAGTCCTATGCCGCCCGCAAGGAATCGCTCGGCGTCGCTGACTTCGAAGAAGCTGAATCAGAAGTCGGCTCGATCCTGAACCAGACGCAAGCGGGCCTCCTGATGCGCGGCGCCGACGATCCCGCGGTGCTGGTCTATGCGCTCTCGAAGTCTCCCGCTCGGCTGATCGAACTGTCGAAGATCGCCGATCCCGTCAAATTTACCGTCGCAGTCGCGAAACTGGAAATCTCCTTGGCTACCAAGAAAACAACCCGGCCGGCGCCCGAAGCGCGCGTGACGGCAGAGCGCGGAACTGGCTTCAACGCGACCAGCTCGCAACTCGACAAACTGCGCGCAGAAGCCGAGCGCACGGGCGATTACTCGAAGGTCGTCCAGTACAAGAAGCAGATGCAGAAGTAATCCAGTAGTTGCTACACTTTTTGTAAAGTAGTACCATTCGGGAAAGCGAAATGTATCGGGCATGAGATAAATCCTTGCCCGGTACATCGCAAGCATCAACGTATCTCAGCCCCATCGGCGCCTTGAGCGTTAGTCCTAGCTGGATGCGAAATCAGTGGCGAACCCGCCATTTCTTTTCGTTGTTTTATTTAGGATAACCAATCATGGCACAGCCTCCGGCAACACCGTTCCTTTCGACTGCGAACTCGTTCTCGAAAGAAGAGCGCATCGCATTCGAAAACCTCCTTGAAGGCTTCAATGACCAACTGGTCATGTCGAAAGCCGTCACCGTCTTCTCGAACGATCAAACGATGATGGCCCGCGCTGGCGATATGATTCGCCGCCCGATGCCGTACATCGCCCGTTCGTTCTCGGGCCTCGATCAAACCGCAAACTTCGTCGGCAAGACGCAGCTGACCGTGCCGGCCGCAATCGACACGATCCGCAGCTCCCCGTGGACGATGGACGCGACCGAACTGCGCGACGCGCTGCAAGAAAACCGCCTCGGCACGGCTGCAAAGCAAAAGATCGCTTCGGACATCAACGTCGACGTCGTGAACGCCGTTTCGACGCTCGGCTCGCTCGTCGTGAAGCGCACGGTCGCTGCGACCGGCTTCGACGATCTGGCGCAAGCTGATTCGCTGATGAATGAGTCGGGCATCGACTACGACGGCCGTTACTCGGTCTTCGGTTCGCGCGACTACAACGCAATGGCCGGCAACCTCGCCAGCCGCGCGTATCTGGTCGAAGGCCAGAAGGCAGCGACCGCCTACGAAATGGCAACGGTCGGCCGCCAAGTGGCAGGCTTCGAGCGCGTGCTGAAGGCTGACTACCTCGCGCGTCTGGCTGCTGCTGCTGGCGTGACGGTCACGGTCAACGGTGCAAACCAGTACACGGTTCCGAAGGCTCTGGCAGCATCGCCGAGCGGTCCGCTCCAGTCGAACGTCGACAACCGCATCCAGGCGCTGGCAATCACTGTCACGTCGGGCACGGTCAAGGTCGGCGATGCATTCACGATCGCAGGCGTGAACAACGTCCATCCGATCACGAAGATCGACACCGGCCAGCTCAAGACCTTCCGCGTGGTCGGCATCGTTTCGGGTGCGGGCGGTACGGGTACGGTTCAGATCACCCCGGCGATCATCTCGGGTCAGGGCGCCACGGACGCGGAACTCGCGTACAAGAACGTGACGGCAACCCCGGCGGCGGGCGCAGCGATCACCTGGCTCAACACGGTCACGACCGGCGTGAACTGCTTCTGGAAGAAGGAAGCGGTCGAAATCCTGCCGGGTCGCCTCGCAGTTCCGTCGGATCAGGGCCTTGCAGTGATGCGCGGCACGACCGACCAGGGCATCGAGATCGTGATGACCAAGCAGGCGCACATCGAGACTTACAAGTCGCTGTACCGTGTCGATGCGTTCTACGGGGTGTCTGTGACGAACCCTGAGATGGCCGGCATCATGCTCTTCAACCAGACGTAAGCAACGTGTCTCGGGCGCCCTTCGGGGCGCTCCGCTTATCTCTGGGGGATCGCCATGTCAGCTACAACCGAGGCGCGTGCGCTTCCTTTCTTCACGGATCTATACGGGCAACCACTGGATGCCGGTTCAATCTATATCGGTCAGCCGGGGCTTGATCCGGTTGCATATCCCGCTGTAGTCACGTCGGATCTCTCTGGGTCGACGGTTCTTGCGCAGCCTATTCGCACGACACACGGTCACGCCGTGTCTGCTGGTGCGTTCGTGCATATGTACGTGCAGATTCCGTACTCGATCAGCATTTTGGATTCGTCGGGGCGTGTCGTCTATACGTCGCTGAATGAGACGGATCCGGTTGCGACCGCAGTCAGTTCATCGAGTGTACAGAGTGCGTCCAGCTATGTAGCGCTGCGCGCTCGCTCTGGAGTGTCTACAAATCAGGTGTGGGTCACTAGCGCCGGAATGTATGTCTACGATGCTGCGGACATTACATCGCCGGAGAAGATTCCATATGTGATCGTTGGAAACGACGGCTCCCGATACAAGTTGAGTACGCAGTATGCGTATGGCCCTTGGCTAAAAGCCTTTCTTGGGGCTGATGCTTCTACGCAGGGCGCCTATTTTAGCTGGAGTGACTTTGGCGACGGGTCGCTTTATCTAACTGATAACCGTGGCTCTGGTACGGGCGGCTTTGTATTTCGCACGGTAAACGCAGATAACTCGGCAGAGATTGGGCGCGTGTCAATTTCGGCCGCCGGCTCGATCACCGCGGGCGGGGATGTTTTCTCTCCGGGTGTGGTGACTTCGACGGCAGGTAAGTTTTCGTGTATCGCGAATGGATCGCGTGGTCTGTCGTGGGATGGCGCGAACTACCAGCTCCCAGGCTCGCCGCTTTTGGTGAATGGATCGGCCGCCATCACGCAAGCTTCATTGCAAGCTGCGATCCTTGCCAATCAGCAATCAAACGGCGTCGGTGCAGTTGCGCTTGGGTCGAATACCGCAGTAAATCCGGTATTGCCTGGTACGTGGCTGCAGACCGGAACCTCTAACAATTCTGTGTTCCTCTACGTGAGAACGGCCTGACATGGAATATCACTCCATCGCCAATCCGATATGGGCTGATCAAGCGAAGACGATGATTGCGATCGACATCGTGTTCACTTCGCTTGGTGAAGCGCCAGTTAAGTTCAACGCCTCTCCAAAAGACGTCATGTCTTACGGGCGCGAAATCTATGCCGATTTGATCGCCGGCAAATACGGCGCAATCGCAGAACCAAACATAGTAGGTCAATAAATGTCGACAATCGGGGATCTCTGCGTTACTAGCTCTGTCAGTTCGGACGATAAGCTGCCGATCTGGAGCAACGCGAATGGCGTCACCCGCGCACTTCCTATCTCGGTTCTTGATGGCCGGTATTTGACTGCTGATGAAATCGCGCTTCTTGCCGCAAGCACGACTGTCGAAACCTTCGTTTCTGGAACTGACTTCACGCCCGGTGTATCAACTGCGCTTGTCCTGGAAAATCAGTACTACTCGTCAGTAAATATCGAAGTCTTCTTTGATTCTGCATATCAGGGCCCGGATCAATACAGCCTGGCCGGTTACGGCCTCACGTTCAACACGCCGATTCCGGTCGGGGTTCAGAACGTGTATGTCCGCGGCGGTGCCGCTCGGTTGATCGGTGCGCCGTCCGATGGAACGGTGACTGACGCGAAGGTTGCGACAGGCTCTAAGCTGTACAACCGAATCAACGATACGGTCAGCGTCAAGGATTGCGGCGCGCGTGGAGACGGCATTTCTAACGACACAGTTGCTTTCGTGACGTCATTTACGAAAGGCTCCGTTATTCTGGTTCCGGCTGGCACGTATGTTCTCGACCAGATCACGATTCCAGCATCGGTCAAAGTCTTTGCTGCGCTCGGTGCTGTCACTCTTCTTCCGAGCGCGAATGTCCCGAGCGGCGCGACCATCGCAACGTGGATTTCAGCGAACAACCTGAGCGCCGCGCAGATCGCTGGATTCTCCCTGCAAGCTCCGTCCGCCACTTATCCGAATCTGACGTGCTTGTCTCTTGCCTTGTGCCAGGCGACGACGGTAGTCGGCAACACGCTCTCGGGCGCCGGCTATGTCGGCATCTCGTCAGCGCTCGGAACGAATAACAAGATCATCAGCAACAGAATCACTGACTGGCTCGGAAGCGGGATTGTTATCTCTGGCTCAAGTTTTTCTGTGGTCGACCTTGGCACGGAGACATCCGGAAACATCTGTGTCGGCAATGGTCCGTCCAGCATCGCGCACGGGATCTCACATCAGTTCGCGCTCGATTTCGACTGCCACGACAACAAATGCCAGGCGGCCGGGACGTTTGGAATTGCCGCGTATCAGTGCCTCGGCGGATCGATTCACGACAACCTCTGCTACAACACGACGCACGAAGGCATCAACACCGAAGACAGCAGCAACACGGAAATCAGAAACAATACCTGCCGGTGGGATTCAGGTGGCGGTCCCGGAACTGACTTCGGCATTTCCGTGTTCGGCAACGCGTCGCATTGCAGCTTCATCGACGTCACGGGCAATAAGGTGATCAACAGTGCATCGTCGGGGATCTGTCTTGCTGGCAGCGCAAGCTTTGGCGTTCAGAACAGCACCGTTCAGGGAAATTCGGTAATCAACTGCAACGCGAAGAAGGCTGGCGTCGCGGGAGGAACCGACAACCTCGCCGGCATTCTGATGAGCGGCACATTCGTGCAAGCGAACAGCATCAAGACGAATTTCGTCTATGACAGCATCAGCGCTCTTACGTATGCGATCGCAGAACACAATTTCGGCGTCGGTGCTCCTACGAGCAACGAGATCACAAGTAACCGGATCTTTACGACGACGAGCTTCACGGGTGCACCGATTCAGCGGACGAACACTTTTACGACGCTGATGGGAAACACGCCTGATCTTGCTGGCCTTCAAGCGTATATACCGGTCGTGACTTCGAGCGTAGGCGCGATAACGAGCTATACGGCAAGCGGCGGCTATGTTCAGTTCGGCCGCACGGTGTTTTGGATCGCTCAGGTTGCGATCACAAACAACGGCACTGGATCGGGACAATTGAACGTCAGCGGCCCATTCGCGGGTGTCAATTCGACGATCGGCGCGGGCCTTGTATCCGGTCAGAACGTGTCGACCGGAAAAGCAATTTCAGGCGCTATTCCTTCGAATGGCTCTTCGGCTGTCATCTCGAACTATGACGGGACTTATCCGGTTGTATCCGGCAACACAATCACGGTGTTCGGTATCGAAATGATCGCGTGATGGGCTAATAGAAAAAGTCGCCCGAAGAGGCGGCTTTACTCGGGGAATACAAATGAATGATTTGGCAGCAAGCGCGGCGAAGGTCGCACCTCCACTCTCGGCCACGGTGGCAACGCTGCTCGGTTATGGGCTTCAGGACTGGCTGGTCGTTATCACGATCGTCTACACCATCCTGCAAACGGTCTTCCTGATTTACGACAAGGTATTTCGGAAATGAACGACGAGAACCTGCGCAAGCTGATCGCCGAGCTGCGCCGCGATGAAGGTGTTCGCTATTCGGTCTACCAGGATACGAAGGGCATCGATACCGTAGGCGTCGGCCATAACCTGCAGGCGCATCCGCTGCCAGACGGCTGGTCGTATCCGCTGAACGACACGCAGGTTAATTCGCTGCTCGATGACGATCTCGAAGACGTGTTTCACGATCTCGATCGCAGCCTGCCGTGGTGGACGGACCTTAACGACGTGCGCCAGCGCGTGCTCGCCAATATGGCATTCAACCTCGGAATCGCCAAGCTGCTCGGCTTCAAGAACACGCTCGTGTTCATGCGGCAGGGCAAATATGACGCGGCTGCTGACGGCATGCTGAACAGCGCTTGGGCGTCGCAAGTCAAGGGCAGGGCACAACGCCTCGCCGACATGATGCGCAAGGGGGTATGAAATGAGTGGATGGTCAGACGCACTCGGCGTCGTGGCGAAACTGGCGCCGACGATCGCCGCGGTAGTTGGCGGTCCGCTCGCGGGCGGCGCAGTAACGGCGCTTGAATCTGTATTCGGCATCACGACGCCGCCTAACACGTCGATGGACGATCGCCAAAACGCAGTTGCCGCGGCGATCAGCGGTGCGACACCAGAGCAACTTGCCGCGATGCGCAAAGCCGATCAGGACTATGCCGCGCGAATGGCCGAGGCTGGATTCAAGAATTCCGAAACTCTCGCGAGCTTATCCGTTCAGGATCGGGTAAGCGCGCGGCAAATGCAGATAAGCACCAAGAGCATGACGGCGCCTTTCTTGGCCTTATTCGTCACGCTCGGGTTCTTCGGTGTCCTCGCTGTGATGATGTTCTATCCGCTTCCGGCTGCCGCTCACGACGCGCTAATGCTAATGCTTGGGTCGCTTGGCACGGCATGGACGGGCGTCATTGCTTATTACTTCGGCAGCAGCGCAGGAAGCGATCGAAAAACTGAATTGCTTGCACAATCAGGAAGCCAATAATGAAACGAATCTTCGCATGCGCGCTCGCGCTTTTCTCGACGCTGGTGTTTGGCGCCACGCTCAGCCCGATCACACTTCTTAACCCTGCTGGATCGACGGCAGGGCAGGCGATTTTGTCGACCGGCCCGAGTGGTGCGCCTGTGTGGGGCGCCGTTCCGCTCACTGGCATCACCGGCACACTCGCTATCGCCAACGGCGGGACGGGCGCCACAAGTGCTTCCGTGGCGCGCACGAATCTCGGTCTTGGCACAGTTTCTACCCAGAACACCGGAACGAGCGGTGCGACCGTGCCGCTTTTGAACGGCTCCAACACTTGGGCTGCGGCACAAACTTTCAGCATTCGGCCGACGTTCAACGGCGCCACGCCGTATGATTCGGCAAACCTGACGATCGCGAACTACGCGCCGCTCGCATCGCCCGCGCTGACGGGTACGCCCACGGCGCCGGCGCCAGCTACGGCGACGAACAACACGCAGATCGCGACGACCTCGTTCGGCTATAACCTGCTGGCAGCGCCGCCCGCTATCGGCAGCGCCACACCCGCCGCGGGCAAGTTCACGACACTGACGACCACGGCACAATCGAAGGTCATCGCGAACAATCAGAACGCGCAGAGCATTCCAAACAACACATCAACCGTCGTCACGACGTGGACATCGGTGCTCAATCAGGGCGCGAATTTCGTGCCGTCGACCGGCATCTATACCGCACCGGCCGCAGGCACGTACCGCGTCCACGCTAGCTTACAGTTTGCAACGGTGTCTTGGACCGCGGGTAGCTTAATCGCGATCCAGGTTCAACAGAACGGCGTTGTCATCTACCAAAATACGCACATCGTAGAAGCGACCGTATCTCAGCCGCTCTACACGTACCCGATTAATGTGGTGCTGAACTGCGCCGCGAGCGACACGATCAAGATATCGGTGCTTCATACGCAGGGGGGCGCGGTTGCGTTGGCAGGGGCTGCGAATAGTAGCTATCTGATGATTTCACAGGAACCGTAAGCGAGCATGCCGGAACGGTGAAGCGCTCCAAACATCGCCCGGCGTGAACGCACGCGCTTTGGTTAGCGCAATGCGGATGAAGCATAAATGGCCCGTTGTTCATTTTTGTATTCCCCGCTGTCCTGTTGTTTTGGGGCGCCGATATTGGCGTTTGTGTGATGATACTATTTTCGTTGGAAACAGTAGACGAATATTTGACTTGACATAATGAAACTTATCGAAATTCCCGGATCGTGTTCGCTAGGCGATTGTCATCCTCTTGGGTCCATCCTGGCTCGAAAGAGGTCAAGCTGTGCCACAGCATGTAAGCGCCCCATGCCCATGTGCGCCCCAGTTCCTT